ATTAAATATATTAATATTGTCATTTATTGCCGTTTATGGGGTATGTATAGGTTGATTAATTTTTATAAGATAATTTAAATAATTTTGTGCTTTTAATAAATCTTCTAATCCGTTTTTTTGTTTATATCTTGATATATATTTTATTATATTACCTTCATTAAAATCTAAATTATTTGCAGTTATATAATCTCTTGGTTCAATTTTATTATTATAATGTATGGGTTTAATATTTTGTTTTTTCAATTCTATTTTGTTTTTTAATTGTTTTAATTGTTTTATTCGTTTTTCTTTTGTTATTTCTCTTTCTGTTTTTTTTTTTAAAGGGTATAAATCATCAATTGTTATATCATCATCATCACTTGATATACTTATATCATCATCATCACTTGATAAACTTGATATACTTATATCATCATCATCAGAACTTAAAATAATATTATGTTGTGGTTTATTTTTATTTACAACATTATATTGTGTTTGTATTTTATATCTATCAATATAATTTCTTTCTTGATTATATCCCATTTTATCAAATAATAATCCTTCATATAATAAATCAATTTTAGGATTTAACCCATTACACACAATTTTAGAGGTGCAACCATTATTATCATTTAAATGTCCTTTAAATCTTTCTTCTAATGTTTGATGTGTTTTACCTATATATATATTATTTGTATCATCATTAAATATTTTATATATTTTTAATATTTCATTTTTCATTTCTATATATATATAATATATGAATAAAAAAGAATTATATAAACCCTTTGTCAGTAAAGCAAAAAATAAAAAATATAGTGTATATGTTAAAAGTGCTTCGGGTAATCCTAAATTAATTCATTTTGGTGATTCAAGATACGGACAATTCAAAGATAAATTAGGGCATTATAAATCATTAGATCACGGAGACCCAAAAAGAAAAAAGAATTATTATTCAAGACACGGAAAAGCAACTTCAAAAGATTCAGCTAAATATTGGAGTCATAAAATATTATGGTAAAAATGCTATCATTTGCAGATAATATATATATAATAAATTGTCAAATGATAGCATAATAAATAAATAATAATAATTACTATTTTTTATTATTCTTTTTACATTTACAAACTTTATGACCTTTCGGACATTTCTTTTTAGTTTTTTTCTTTTTATCATCTTTATAACCTTCAAATATATCTTTTGTTTTTACTGTTGGTTTAATTTCAATTACTTTTAAATATCCATTAACATTTACAAATTTATGTTTGCTTTTTTTTTGTTCGTTCATTATATATATTATATTATAGATATTATGGAAGAAAATAAGAATTTAAAAATATTAGCAGTTAAAGAACCTAAAAATTTTGTTAAAAAAGATTATCCAAAAATTTTACCAAATCCTTATGGAGGGTTATTATTAATTGTAGGAAGTGTAAAGAGCGGAAAAAGCACTATAATAAATAATTTATTAATGAATCCTTCGTTTTATAATAAAAATTTAAAAGATCCTCTATTTGATGAAACATTGATAATTTCAAATACGATTTTAAATGATTTTAATATGAGATTTTTAAGAGATACATTTAATTATAAATCACATTATCAAGATGGAGACATAATGGAATTATTAGAAAAACAAAAAAGTTATGGAGATAGAGAAAATATGAAATTGGTTTGTTTGGTAGCAGATGATATCCTATCTACAAACTTTAAGAAAAATAACGAATTATCATTTCTCGCTTCCCGTTTCAGACATTACAATATTTTTTACACCATAACAACACAAGCATTTCGGGCATTAAGTCCTATAATCAGGTCTAATGCTACAAATGTTATAATAACTAAACAGCAGAATGACAATGAAAAATCTAAAATTTTTGAAGAATATGCACCATTATATCAAGGAGAAAAAAAATTTAATGAACTTTACGAACAGGCAATCAATCACGAAAAATATTCATTCTTATATTTAAAATTAGATGAAAACCCAGCAGAAGCATATATATCTTTTTTTAAAAGAATTCATTAATTTTTTTTATTATATAAATTATATATATATATAATAATGGATGACTACGGAATATCACAAGCTATCGCAACAAGTAATAATTATTTGAGTAATTTTTCAACTGCGGTTGATTCAATTAAACAACAAAATGATGTAATTAAAAATCAAGCAAGGAGGGATTTATCAACAGAAAATCAAACCGAAGATATTGCAGCAGGTAAGGATCTATTAGGCAGTGCGTATGGTGGCTATGGATTTGGAAATTCTGCTAAAAATTGGGCTAATAAAAGCAAACCAAAACCCAAAAAACCAGCATCAACCACACCAACTGAAACAGAACAACAGCCCACCACACCAGACGAAGAACCCACTACACAACCAGGCGATGCAGACCCACCACAAACACAACCACCAGCAGAGCAAACACCCACACCACCAGCAGAACAAGAAGCACAGGCACCGACTGAACCAACACCAGCACCAGCACCACCCGATGAAGGAGGAGGAGAACAGACCAAATTAATGAGTAAAGCATTAAATATCACAGATGAAACAGCGGAAAAACTGGGAAAGTTCGGGGGCATAGCAGGCGGCTTAACGCAAGCAGGAATGAGTTTAGCACAAGATTTTCAAAAAGGTAATTTTCACTCTATGAATGGTGCGCAACAGATAGGCAATATATCAAACATAGTGGGAGGATCGGCAGAGGCATTAGGCTCCGCACTTGATATGACAGGATTTGGAGCAGCTATCGGTGTGCCACTTCAAGTGTTCGGCGGCTTAAGTTCGTTAGTTGGTGGTATTTTTTCAACTTCTGGTGATATAGTAGCAGAAGGTAAAAAGAAAGAAAAATTACAAGATGAAGAAAATAACCCCGATGTGCCATTACCTACTCAATCAATTACACAACAAAGTGCAGGAGTTATCCCTTCTGTTGTTAGGCAACAATCTGCCTATTAATAATTTATTATTTTTATTATTTTTTTTTTTTATATATTATAGTTATATATATAAAAATAAAAATGAGTTTTTGGAGTCCCGATAATAAACAAGATATAGGCGAACAATTATCAGTCGTAGTTAGAAGTGATAATTCATTAGAATATGGAGAAGGAGACGAAATTAGAATAGAAATTCCAACCAGTATTGAATACATTGACCCTAAACAATGTTATTTACAACTTGACTGTTTAGTATCTCAAACAAAAACAGGTAATGGAAACCCAAGGGTATATTTAGATCATAAATTAGGAGGTCAAATTTTAATTAAAGATATTAGAATTATGGCTAATAATAAACAAGTATTAATTGAAAGTATTGAAGATTATAATAAATATGTTTCTATTATTTACGATTATGAAGACAATGAAGTATTAAGACAAAAACGAGGATTAATAGAAGGAACAGTTCCAAAAAATATTGATTTAATTAATAATATTGATGATAGCGGACAATTTGATGTAGAAAATAATGATTGTAAAACTAACCCGTATTTTGTAAATAATGCAGATGGAACTTTTACTTATAAAAAGGCAAAAATGTGTTTAAAATTACAAGCAGGTTTATTTTCCCAAGATCATATTATCCCAAATGCTCTATTAGGCGGCATATCCATCGTTATTACGACTGAATCTAATAATAAAGTTTTTGAAACATTAGAAAGCACTGCATTATTTCAATCAGGTGTAAAATATAAAAGAGGTATGACATTTATGGGAACTAATACAGAAGGCAAAGATTTTGATATCGGCGATAAGACAAAAGATTTTTTGTTTAATAATGATAATAATATTTTTGAATTAGATGATGTGCCTTTCAGAGTAGGAGATACTATAAAATTAATAAAAGATGATAAAACAAATGATTCTACCATAGATATTTTAATAGATTCAATCTCATTAGTTGATGGAACAAAAGCACCTTTTCTTAATGATAAATTAATAAAAATTTCAGTATCTGGTGAATTAACAGGAGCGACCGCTGATATTAAGTCATTAGCCGCATTTGCTTATAATCATAGTTTAGATAAATTAACTGCATTTACACCTAAATATACACTTTCTAATGTTGATTTTATCGTCCAAGAAGTAAAATTAACCAGTCAAGCAGAAGCACAATTAATGAAATCTTTATCAGTTAATAAAAAGGCAGTATATGATTTTACATCAGTTCAGAATTACAAATATTCTGCTTTACAAAATGATATAGCATTAAATATGAGAATACCTATTCAAAATAAAAAATGTTTTTGTTTATTGAGTATGCCTACTGATTCTTCATTATATACAGATGCTAATAAAATAAATGCAAAAGGCACATATTTATTAGAAGCAAACCGCAATTCAAGCAGAAGCGGATATACTGGAATATATGATAATATGAAAGATTATCAATTTTATTATGAAAAGCTACAACCTTCAAGAGCTGTTAATGTTGAAAAATATAATACAGATGGCTTAGATGCTATGCATATGGTAGAATTAGAAAAAGCATTAAGAAGTGCTGATATCTTACCTTTATCAATGAAAAAAGTAAAAGAAAATTTCGTAATCGGACGAGCATTCAGTGTAAATGGGGGAGTTTATGATCCAACCTTAAAAGATTTTAATGTAATGATTAATTATACTACTAACGGAACTAAAAATAAACTTTTCCACAATTTTGTAGTTCATAAAAGACGAATTAATATTGATAATACATCAGGTTCAATCACTATTGACATTTAAAAACATACTTAAATAAATATCTTTATTATATATATATAGAAAATGGAAAATAATACAATTATAGAAAAATATAATAAATTAGTAGAACAACGAAAAAAAGCAAATAAAAAATATCAACAAAAAATGTGTAAAACCCCAGAATTTAAAGAAAAAAGAAAAATTTATTATCAAAATAATAAAGAAGTAATGCAGGAAAAGAGCAGAACACATTTTAATAAATATTATGAAAATGATGAAGCAAAACAAAAAAAAAAGGATTATTATGAAAATAATAAAGAATTAATTAAATATAAAAATCAGTATAAATATTATCTTAAAATTAATAATATTGATAAATTTAAATCTAAATATCCAGAAAGATTTAAATTATTAGAAGATAATAATTATATTACTAATAATTAATGATACAAACTTTTTTAGAAAAATTAAATGAATATATAGAATTCATTACAAATAATAATGATGATGATGAATTCTATTATACAGATGATGAAGATGAATTGGAGGAAGAATACATCAGTGAGGAAGAAGAATATTAATATTATTTTATAAATAATAAAATTATATTAATAAAATGCTATGATTTGCAGATAATATATATATAATAAATTGTCAAATGATAGCATAATAAATAAAATACTATAGAATTTATAAAATATTATAGATTTTATATTATATTCATTATTATTATAAAATATACTTAAACAAATATTTATTATCTATGGTAAGTATATATAATATAGAAATGAATAACACAAAACAATTTGACAATTTAAAGTGGTATAAAATTCCTTATCAAAAAAAGGGATGTTGCGAGGTGATGCCGTGGAGTCAAGATGAAAATTATTTTAATAGTAATTATATAAAAGATAAAAAAATAGATGGTGCTACAATTACAGGAAAATTAAATAATATTTTTGTTATAGATTTAGATGATTATAAAAATGATGATAAAAATATAGATGCTAAAAACTTTTGTGAATTATTCCCGAAATCTCATCCAGTTTGGAACACTTATAAAGTGCAGACAAGGTCCGGCGGATTACATCTTTATTTTAAATATAATAAATATTTAATAAATAAAACTGGTAAAGGGTTAGACATTAGAAATGATGGAGGAATAATCTATTCTTCTGATTCTCATTTTTATAATAAATCAATTATGACAACTAAATTTGGAAAATATACATTATTAAATAATGTTGAACCG